TCAAAACTCCGCCCGGTGAATGTGCAAGACACATTGCAAATGTGAGTAATTTTTCGTTTATTCTTCCAAAGGTAGCGTTATACCAATTTATTAAACCGCTCTCATCCGTGCCTTGAGTAATAATATTTTGTTTTTCTTCACCTTCTCCAGTCATTACTTTTTGGTCTTGAGCAGCTTTCATTGCACGCCAAAGCGCAGTGTTTTGGTTTCCCACCATAATACCGTATCTTTCGTCTCCAGTAAGACCTTCGCCAGTGGCAAGCGCAGCTATAACCCCGTCACACCCTTTCCCTCCTGAAATCCAGACGCCGCGTGATTGCCCCGTACCTCTCATTTTAACGCAGGAGAGAAGTTCCAGCTGGGCTGAATTAAGACTTTCCACTTTAAAGCCGGTTTCCAGTATTGCATCACTCAGCTTGTACAGCTCAATTCTCTGTTGCATAATAGCCCTGGCATTATCTATACATTCTTGAGCTGTCTCACATCCTTGATTAGCGAACTTTGTCATACGACCCTGGGCGTTGAGACCGAGCATATCGTTACACATCTTAGTCTTCGAAGGTTCGTCACAGCCCATGTTTTTCTGTGCTTTTTCTGGTATCTGGCTACGGTCTAGCTTGCCATCTACCTTTTTAGTAAAAGTCGTACAGGCTGTCTCCATCTCCTTACAAATCGCGGCGGATTCAGCGCGTAGAAGCTTTTCGTTTTCCTCAGGTGGACCATTGGGGTCCATGCCAACCTCTACCTTGGTTGTGGTATCACCCCCACCCCCTTCTTCTCCGGTTTCATCCTGAAGTTGGTCGGTGTTCTCTTGATAATAAGCTATAACGGCTTTCCACCCTGCTTCGTCAGTCACAAAGAACTTGGCGCCAGCTTTACCATACACCCCTTTTCCTTCCTTTTGACCATACGCGACCTCGAACGTTGCCTCCGCGTCTGCTGGGTCCTTTGCGGTCCGATAGGGTTTACCTGGGTTTGCCACCGCGTCTACAGAGGGTTTCACTCCTTCCTGTGCCATATTGAGTGTAGCAAGCTGACCGACTTCCTCGGCTGTCATAGGGGAAAACCCTCTAGCGTAAGCAGCGACATTATTATCATCAATCTTTATCTCAGACAACATCATAGTGTTTCCTGTGTTGAGGTATGCGTCGGTGAAGGTAGTGAAATTATCCATATTATATTAAAGTAGACTTCCCTAGTATTTACTAGAGAAGCCTTAAAAAATTTTAATTTATCTTTATTAGCTTACTGCTATCGGAGACATGACTGGGTCAATATCCGATGTTTCAGTGAACTGTACTGCGAAGTCGTAACGAAGGTCCATCTCAATTGTATGGAAATCGTTAGTCTCGTAGTTAAACTCTCCTAGCTTCCAACCTTTAGGGTAACAGCCATAGAGGTTCACGTGTGTAACTGGGTTACGGTGAGCGTCTAGCTGCCAGATGGTTACTGTGCGTTTAAAGATAGGTGCTTGGGTAAGACCCGCTAAACCTTCAGGGCTTTGGTTTACATCGCTTGTACCATTACCTAGACCTGCGTAGTGAATTCCGTATACTGGGTCGTACACACTTCTCATCCACGCAAACAAAGCATCAGCTACATCGCCTTTGATGAGGTTGTCGAAAGTAACTGTAATGTTATCTGGAGAAGGCTTACCTGGGTAGTAAAACTTTTCATTAACACGATGTACTTCGATATCTTCAACAGTAAAGCCTGGTTGAGTAATCTTTTTACATGCCAACGTTAGTCGGTCATTGTTTTCCAGTCCTGGAACTTGGCTCAGAACACCCGCGAACTGTGGGATTTGAATCTCCCAACTGTATGCGCGGAATGATTCAAGAGCGTGAGATAGGCGCGGTGTATCTGCTAAGAGATTTACCGCGTTGTCTACATAAAATTTGCCGTCTGCCATAATTAAGTTTTCCTGTACTTTATATAGTGTTATACACTAGCTGATTGATTTGTGAGGTTAAGCTCAAAGATAAGCATTTCAGCAGTCTTCGTAGGCTTGATAATCACCTTGCACCAAAGCTCATTGCGGTCGATGCGTAGTGGGGTGTTGGTAGTTTCGTCACAGACAACCTTGTAGGCTGTGATTCCGCGACGTTGTTGGATATCACCAAGTGCAGGTGATAGGATGTTACGAATCTGTTCCCATGTGATAGGGTCGTTAGGTTCGAATACGAAACGGCGAGTAGACTGTAATACTAGACGGCGAAGGAAAATCATCATACGACGAACGTTGATGCGGTCAAGAGCGGTAGCAGCTCGTTGAGCTGTGCGTTGACCGTAGATTACGATGCCATCACTTGTAAATTTAGTGATTGGGTTTATAACGTTTCCTGGACCATAAAGCGCGTCTCTATCACCTTGGTTAAGTTTTACCTCAACATCAACTGGTTTAGTTAGACGACCACGGCGTAGACCCGCTGGAGCAAACCAAGGGTCAGCTACTTCGTCAGTGTAACACATTTGCCCGATAGCGAAAATAGATGGGTCCATCCAAAGGTCCTTGCCTGTAAAGCCATCGAACATTTTTACCCATGGCCAATATACACTGCCGTAACTACTGTTGATAGCAGCAGTTCTGCCTGTTCCTTTGCCGTTAGTCCATTGGATTGCTTGCTGGGAGCTTCTAAATCCTACTGGAGGAGATACTACACCTAGGAAGTTTTGTGTAGTTTCAGCTAAAGAGATTAGAGAGTTTTGTACGTTCTGGTCTGTTACACCTGGGACAGCTGCGATTGTTACCGGAACATCCTCTTGGTCTAAAGCGTGGAGACCGCTCTTATTTCCTGTGTTTCCTATGATAGCAGCTCGAACAGTTGTGTCCGACATATTGCCGCCATAATCAGAAGCATCGCCGTTGGCTCCTTGAGAGAAGTCTTTGTAGTCTTGAATCAAGGTTACAGCACGGAAGTTAGTGTTTGTGCTTGGCGTCGGTAGGGTAGTTGGGATTGTAGCATTACCGCCCGCAAGAATGCTCACGGCATTATTAACAGCTATCGTACCGAAGTTGAAGTTTCCACCCCAAGATGTTGGGGCTGTCCAAGACGTTACGGCAGATACTGTGCCTGATACAGGGTATGTCGCGTTATTGAACTTGTAAAAGTTTCCTTTAACGTATTGAGATACTGCGTTATCGTTACCTTTATTAAGTACATCTTCTGGGTAGAGGCTGATTGCGTTTACCGTGCTCGTAGGCTTGGTCATTTGCATAGTGTAAGTCTCTTCTGTACCTCCACCGTCAGCAATATTCAGTGCGAATGTTCCATCAACAAAGTTGTTAATACTTGCTTGAAGACCTCGGTATTGAAGACCGCCTTGGTAGTTAATAGCAGAGTAGTTATACCCTAGACCTGGGTAAAGGGATTCGAGTAGGTACGCACCTGCTGCTTGCTTTGGCAGGAACGTCAAACCACTAGAAGCCAAGTTATTAGCTCCTGTAAGTACCGAAGATGCTGTTAGATACACATCATTCGTACCACTTGGTGCTTGAAGTATATCGAACACTGCGTTAGTTACGTGACCTGGAGTCGCGTCAGCAGCCTTGTAGAAAGTTAAATCTGTAACATCAATAGGAGTAGATGAGAGATAGGTTCCTGTGTAAGTACCGGCAGCAGATACTCCTGAAGAGTAGTATATCGTAGTTTCTAAACGGGAGGCGGTTGATGCTGTAGCACCTGGCAGTCTAGAAGTAAACAAGCCACTTGTTCCGCCTGCACCACTTGGTATGTAACCAACATTTCCTGTTTGCGCGTCAAAGACATCACCTACACCAGCAGCAATCGCATTGTTCCAGTCGTTGGTCGTCCAGCTCGCAGCTGGGGTAGTTGGCATAAAGTTGTCCTGTGTCCCGGACACGTAAGGACGTTCGCGGTATGCGTAGGACTGAGATGTCTCTCCGTATTGTGCTCCGTTAGCATCAAAAGTGCGGGTGTCAAAACGATAAACTAAGTTATGGTCCATCTTGTCAACTGCGATTCTCGTGTTAGGGCATTGCGCTAACTTACCAGAGCCTTTAGCTGTTGAGGCACTTGTTGTAGCAGCACGGACATAGTAAACTTGGTTTGTTTTTTGTAGGATTTCCAAAGCACCATAAATGCCTTGACCTCCAGTTACCAAATCAGGTGTACCAAAGGTACGAAGTAGGTCTGCAGGGGATGTTAAAAGTGTTGGGGTGTCTGTTGGACCTTGAGACGCGAAGCCAACAAGACCTACAATAGAAGGGCTTACTGTTGGAGCGTAATCAGATACGTCCTTTTCGATTGTGTAAACACCTGGGGAAATGAAATTAGCCATAATTAAGTTTTATTTTTAAAGAATTTGAAGAAGCTGTCTCCGCTGAAGTTCCAAGCACAAATCAGTGATGGATTTTCTAGGAACCGAAATATTTTGTCCAGATTGCAAACAGATGTGTTCGAACTGACGTCCTGACTTAAGCACTATCTCTAAATCTTGAGATGCTATGTTGATAATTGTTGCTGTTTTTGAAGTCATAATAAATTTCTCTTCCTATAGTATTTAGAGGGATACTTCTAGGAAAATGCTCTAATTATTTTTTTTATGTTGCGTCGTTGGTAGATGACAAAGGGTACAGAGTCATGCTCTCCGTGGCAGATGCGTTTAGATTAGGGAGGTTAAGCGTCCCTTCTGGCTCTATGGAGATATCGTAGTTCAAATCTACGATGTCCCCGTTAGACTGTATTTGATATTGTCTAGTCGGCATATAAGTTTCAACCTCAAAAGTAACAGTTTTTCTTATTACCCTGTCCTGTCTATCAGTAGCAGCTAGGGTTGAGTTGTCAGATACAGCTGTGATAAACGCACAAGCATTCGTCATGAAATTAGTCTCTACTCGTAAATGAGGGCGGAACAACTGTAGCACATATTCTAACAATTGGTTCATATCTTCTACGTACCTTGTCCATAGGTTTAAAGTGTAAGATATTTTAACTGCTTTTGGGGAGAGGGAGGCTACTCGGGTGTGCCTACGAGTTTCCTTATTTTGAACAGTCCAGTATTCTATGTCGAAATCCGGGCGCCTACGGTCTAAGTCCTCTTTAGTATCGCTAATAGCTAACGTCATTAAAGGCAATGTTAGGTTTCGTGTCTTGAATAACATTGCAATCGCTCTTTCATAGTTAGCGTAAAAGGTTTGTACTTGAGCAATCTTATTATCTGTTCCTAGTATCTGCCCGGTACTTAACAACCCCAGTAATTCCTTAGAAGTAGCGCGGTAAAACTCTAAACTTCTAAAATTTTTATTTTCTCTTTCAAAGAGCTGCTTTTTAATTGTAAATTTATTAGAAATACGTTTACCGTTATATTTAATGGATTTAGTACCATCCGGCACATTATGCGGATAGTTATCAAACGGAGTGCCAGATACAAGGACCATTAGTAAGTAGAGAAGCTTGCTGGCTCTTCAATCTCTTGAAGCAATTGCTCTTCGAGAAGAGCCATTTCACGCTCAGACTCCTGTATTAAAGACGCGCCGTTTAAGCGAGCTCCTCCTTGAGGAGAAGGTAAATCTGCGTACTTACCTCGAATCCCTCCTAGAATTCCTTTACATATTGCTAATGTAAATCTTTGAATCCAAGAAATAAAGTAATGGTGTAGCGTATCGGAGTTTAGTGCTTTATACTCAATCACTACGTCCTGGGCATCGTTAGCGGTGGGAGTGGGTGCTATTACCAAGTACTTGTTATTTACTACTGACATCGACCCATCGCGACCCAAGATTTTACGCATCTGCTTAAGATGCATCTTCATTAAGAGGAAGTCGCCTACAGAGAAGTCTTGAAACAAAAATTGGTCTTGAAAGTATTTAATGAAAAAGTCTTGTTCAAGGGATTGACCTGCCATAGGGATACTTAACAAGGTCTTCTTGTACGCTGCATACTTGAAATTATTAATCATGTAAGAAGGTAATTCGTACATGTTAATGCCAGCCGACGTAGAGAATGCGGCTAACTGGGAACACCAGTCAGGTGCATGGTAATCTAATTTACTAATCGCTTCATCAATAGCAGTAAGGATTTGAAAATCAGCTAACTCCACTCTAACTACTGGATGCCCTAAACGAGCCTTTACAAAATCATGGATGGTCGTGTAAAAGCGATTGAACTCCACGGTGTCGCTGAAGAATCTACGGTTTAGGGAATCGTACGGGATATCTCCAGAGGGTGCTACAAAATTACTTTCGTTAGCGCCCGCTCCTTCTCTAACCGTATCGAACGGACCCCACACAAAGTTTGGTTTTCCTGGGTACTGTGCCATTATACTATTATATATGGAAGAAGCCCAGCTAAAACTAGCTGGGCTTCCTTTATTAATCTGCTAACTATTGTTAGTAAGCAGTGTTTGTTGTACCGCCGCCAGCTTTCTGGAACGGAGTTGTCAAGTAACGACTGTCAGCACCTACGATACGGATGATACGGTAGAAACGTGAAGCCGGGTTAATTTGAGTAGTCGCATAACGAGTAATCAAACCTTTACGTGGCTGGAACGTCTCTGGGTCCGTGATTGTTGGTAGCATTTGGAGCGGAATGTACGGTGAGTACACGAAACCGGCATCCATAGGCGAAGCGCCTTTGTAACCAACCATCAATTCATCTTCAGGGTATAGAGGGTCGACGTAAACGTCGTAAGCACCCATCCACTTACCTTTGTATTCAATAGTAGCACCTAACTGACCTGCTTCGTTAGGGTCAACACCACCCTCTAGCTTTGCAGCAGACTGGAGCATAGCAGCCACCAAAGGTGAACATACAATCCAGTTACCAGCACCGCGTAGAGTTGTGCGATAGATATCTTGTGCAGCGAAGTTAACTACGGCAACCAAGTTGGCGTAAACCTCACCTACGTGACGAGGAGCAAGCCCTAGAGCTGTAGTTCCGAAGTCAACGAAGAACACGTTTGAACCGTTAGTCTCTCCAGGCATTGCTGCTTGACCACCTAGGTTAGAGCCTGGCTGACCAGGAACACCCGGTTCAGCGTTATTTGCACCAAAAGGTTGTGCGTAATCAAAAGACCCTTGAGGACCTCCTTCTAGACTGTTACCGAAGCTGTTTGCATTGCCTTGGTCCCAGTTGTTGGGACCGAAAGTCGGGCTACCACCTGTATTTGCAGGGATGTCATATGCCAACGAACGGATTGATTCAACCAATTCACGGTCAATCTCCAAAGCTACTTCTTTAGAAAGAAGCTCAGTCAATTCACGCTCTAGGTCCAAGTTGTGGTAAGCACGAAGGTCTTGTGAAGCTTCCAACGTCCATAGGGCGCGGAACTTACGAGTACGTGCTGTTACAGCTTGTTGTTCAATTGTGAAGTTAACTTCAGGGATAGCTGAGGCTGATAGACGCTCACCAGCTGATACAAAGTATTGAGCAGCGAGTATGTCTTCATTCGGGAATGCGGCAATCTTACCACCAGCAGTACCAGAACCCATAGTTGTTACAGCAGACAAACCCATAGAAGAACCAGCATCCGATGAGTAACTGAAGTTACCTGAAGCTGCTTTACCCGCTAGTGAATCCAGTGAGCCGATGTTGTTCTGCGATTGAGCGATATTACCGCCATATACCATACGGTACTTGGAGTAAACTACTTCACCACGAGAAGTTCCATCTTGGGCTACACCTGCACGGTTGTAACCTAGATAGAAAATCTGAGAAACAGGACCTTGCATTGGCTGTACGCCACAAATCTTGTTGGCGATTAGTTGCGGGAAAACCCGCCGAACGAGAGGGAAAGCAAACTTTTGGAAAGTTCCGAGGTTACCCACGGTTGTTGCTTCTTCAAGAGTACCATGGTCATGAGAATTCTCAGAAAGAATACTCTTGGCTTGGTTCTCTAGAAGAACGGCAGTCATCTGACGTGTTGATTCGTCTGTGATACCCTCCAGAATTGGCTCCCACTTCTCACAAAGGGACGTTGCAAATTTTTCATTTAACATAATATTAATTTATTACCTTATTTTGGCTAAGGTTAAGCACGTCTTCGGTTAAGAAGATGTTGTTAGCCGCTTCAGGAGAAGTACGACTCGAGTCTGTTTCGTTAGTTATAACTACAGCACTTTCAGAAGACTTAAACGGAAGTTTAGAGTTTTCTTTAAGTGATTGGTTTGTTTCATTCAAACTCGATACTTTACTAGAAAGCATTGAGTTTTCGTGAAGAGAGTTAGTTAGCTTAAAGTTTAAAGCTGTAATACTCTCTTCTAGTTCCGCAATCTGTGACTGTTGCTTTGATACTGCAGAATCAACATCTTGTGATTCTACTTCAGATGCAATCATTGCGCGGATGTTCTCATACATACGAAAACCACGAAGGACGTCATCGTCTGCTTCGAGTTCTTGTTTGGCTACATCCTTAAGGTCCTCTATTTTAGAGCGTAAAAAGCCACTTACTTTGGCTTCCATAAGCTTAGCTTCTTCCGCGACGCGTTCAGTAACCGCACCTTCTACAAGACTAAGTACTTCTTGGAGACCGGTTTCTGATAAGCCGTCTGGGAGTAGTTCGGCGATTTGTTCGATTCTTTTGTTCATGAAAATATTTCCTACTGTTTATATCTACTAGGTTTAGGGAAAAAAGAGTGTTTTTTTTACTTTAAAACTTGCTTTAAGGCAGTTAAGTAAATCCTTTCCGATTCTAGATTGTTGTGGTAATCATCAAGGGAGCGTTGATTCTCCATTAACTGTTTGTGTTCCACGAGAGATGGGAAGGCGTTTTGGCATGATGGGTCAGCTACCATGTCCCAAGTAATCATACGTAGATTATCTTGAACCATGTAAGCATCTTCTTTCATGTCGTGTTCTACGCTACCTGTAGCGCGTGAAGAAATACCAATACGAACTCCTGCCTTGATTAGCTCTTGGAGGATACGTCCTGATGGTGTGTCTAAAAATTCCGCTTCGCCGATTAAATTCTTGCCTTCCATTTTTAAATCGGTGATGATGTGTGAGACGTTAGATAGGTGAACCACTTCATCATTTGGGTGGTCAAGCTCACCGCATAGGCGGCGCTCGTCTAACATAGGTTGAAGCTTTTGTACTTCTCGCTCTAACAACTGCGTTGGGTAAATGCGACCGTTCCCATTCTTACGTTCAGCTTCGCTAAAGATACCACGTACTTTCATAGTCTTGCTTTTTCCTTTAGCCTCGCTAAGGATTTGTAGGGGTTGAAAATCGTTGAAGTCGCGTAGTAACATTATGCTTTTAAGTATGCTAGAAAATCAGAGTGTGATTTTGGTTTTGTTTTTGTTTTTTTCTCCCTTTTCTTAGGAGCTTTGGATACGTTGGTATTGCCCGGCACTTCTGCTTTTTTAGGGTCTAAACCTTTTTCGCTTCCAGCGAAGTTAACACCGATGTTACCGACTGTTGTAGCTTCTTGAATTTTTTGAATGATTCGCAATGCTTCGTTTAAAGTATCTACCTCTTCAGGAGTTACTGAGACGGGAGAGGTTTTCGGAGCTTCTACTACAGCTTCACGGATAACCTCCTCTTTTAGTTCTTGTACTTCAATACCTGGGATGCCTTTTAGGAAACTATGTCTCTGTGCATCGGACATTTCCACTAAAGTATCTTCAGGGTTCATCGCTGGCATATGTGCTTGGTGACCTGTGTTAGGGTCATATGGATTCTTGGTGGTGTCAGTTAAGGCTCCACCAAGAATCTCATCAGCCATTTGCGCCATGGATTTAGTCATTTACTAATACGCGGTGCCCGCTTCTTCTTCTTTTGCTATCTTGTCCAGCTCAGCTTTAGTAGGCTCTCTGTCTTCGTCATCCTCTTTCAGCTTCTTCTTCATGAAGTCTAGCTTGCCTGGCTTAGTTTTAGACTTGTCGCCTTTGCGTTCGCCAGTTTCGAAGTCACCTTTATCGCCTTTCTTAGACTTTTGGTTAGACTTGTCGCCTTTACGTTCACCAGTTTCGAAGTC